CTGCTGTTCAAGGCACGTGACTGGAAGTTCTGCGCCGTCAGGGTGACGCTCGGCTGCTGCGTGTCGCTGGTCACCGCCTGGCCGTTGTTGTCCAGTTGTTCGATGTCCATGACCAGCATGGCGTCGAAGCGGGTTTCAACGGAGGTGACGGCCGCGTCGGTGATGACCGGGTGCCGGATGCCTGGGATCGCCAGCAGTTGGAGGTCGGTGTTGGTCACCTCACCCATGATCTGCAGCGCCTTTGTGTAGGCAGAGACCGATGCGCCGAGGTTGAAGCCTCGGTTGGTCGCGGTCATGTCGCCCTCGACGGCCGCGCTGCTGAGGCGTGACTCGTCCAGGTCGAAGATGTTGACGCCGTCGAAGCCGCCCTGGCACAGGGTCGTCCACTTCAGGAAGCGACGGTTGGCCTGGATGAAGTCCTGGGGCTGCACGCCGCGGGTCTTGTTCGCGTCGTTGGCGGTGAGATTGCCGTTGCGGACGTAGACCGCGTTGACCCACTGGTTCGGATCTGCGGTGCCGACCGAGTTGGTGACCACCTGGATGTTCATCAGGGTGAAGACATCGTTGTTGAAGCGGTCGCTGTCAATGACGCCGTTCACGCCGTCAGGGGTGCCGGCGTTGTCGCCGACCACGAAGTCCTGGATGTCGGTGCGGTGGCTCGGGAAGAACTTGGCGAAAGCTAGCAACGACTTGTTCTGCTGGGTCGACAGGTTGGGGGTCGCGAGGGCGGTGATGTGCTCGAACTGTGCGCCCCAGTACAGCAGCGGGTTGACCTGCTGCTTGGCACCCGATCCTTGCGTCAGGTTCTGGCGCAGGGGCAGCGGGGGCTCGACGACCGAGGCAAAGGAGGCGCTCGGTGCCATGCTGAAGAGGCTTCCCGTGAAGCCGTTGTTCCAGACACCTGTCGGGTTGGAAGGCGAGGCAAGCGTTCCGGTGCCGGCAGTGACCAAGTGGGCCACGCCGCGGACGCCGACCGGCAATGCCGTCGGGTCTGCTTCGCCGGTGTCGACGCCTGAGTCGACCTCGACGCGGATGTAGTTCGAGGCATTCGGGTAGTTGCCGTCGACCGTCAGCTTCTGGGCCGTCGGTCCGCGGTCGAAGTCGAAGAACGCGTGCTGGTCACCGATCACCTTGGCGATGTAGCGATCGTCGCTCGGGTTGAGGACCAATCCCCTCCACTGCTCGAGGTAGACGGGCGTGCCGTCGTTGTCCTTCCAGTCGCGGACGACCAGGTCGAAGGTCGGGTACAGGTTGGTCGGGTCGGTCGACAGGGCGATGTTCTCGATCGACAGCTTGTACAGCGTCGAGACGCCGCCGCCGTCGTCCAAGGCATGCACCCGGAACAAGTTCTGAGCGCGGCCGCCGAAGGGCTGGCTGATGAACCAAGGAGAACGTGCGTGGCTGAAGCGGTCACGGAAGTCCTCGTAGTCGGGGACCTGTGCGCTGCCCACGTCTCGGGCCAGCGAGCTGGTCAGCAGGAAGGCGACCTGTTCGGCGCCGGTGTTCCGAGCATCCAGCGATGAGGTGATGACGCCTGATCCCGTGACTGCTGCAGTCGCCGGGTGGAGCTCCCAGAAGGCGTAGACGTAGTGTCCAGCCTGCTGGAACTTGGTCGGGTCAGAGTTCAGGACGTTCGGGAAGTAGTTCGGCGACGTCATGTCGAACGAGGCCGTGATGACGTTCGGGAACAGCGGGTCGGTGCCCTTGAGGCCGTTCAACAGCAGGACGAAGTCCTGCTTGGCGATGCCGCTCTGCATGAGGACCGCGTCGCCGAGGCTGTTGCCGTTGGTGTTGGTCGACAGTGCGTTGGCCGGAGGGGCGTTGTTCGTCACGCCAGGTGCCGACGATGAGAGCGTCATGATGACGCCTGATGCTGCCATCAGGACGCCGCGGACGACCGGGACGGCCACGTTGCTGGTCTGCAACCCGGGGGAGCTGAGGACCGTCGAACCGGCCGACTCCGACATGAAGCAGCCGAGGAAGTACGTGCGACCCAGTGCACCGCCCACGTTGGCGTAGGGGTTCACGCTCAGGCTGCCGGCGTTTGCCGCGTTGGGCTCCTGTTCGCCGACCGTGAATCCACCCTCGTTGACGTCACCCGTCTGGGTGTTGCGTTGGACGCCGTCACCGACTCCGAGAACCTTGAGGTACGTCAACGCTTGTGCGTTGCGCAGCCACTCGGTCACCGCTAGCGGTCCGAACTTGATTCCGTCGGTCGGTCCGAACTTCGCCTGGAAGTCTGAAACCAAGCCGATGGTCACCGGCACGAAGGCAGGGCCCTTCACCGAGGTACCGATGACGCCCGCAGGGACGCCGACCGGCTTTTGTGCCACGGGCCCCGAGAGGTCGATCTCCCGCGCTGAAACTCCTGCTGAGCCGAATTTGAGCTGTGCCAACGCAGTTCTCCTGCGATAGGTATTGGTACTCTATCGCATTCTCAAGGCAAATGTTGCCAGGACTTCCTGTGCACGATTCTGAACAAATTTTCAGACGTTACATGAAGTTCTTGTGACCATCGACGGTAGAAATCAGCGATCGCGCCCCGAACACTCTTGTCCAGTTGTGCATACGCAGCTCGAACCCTGATCACGTCAGCTTCAATGAGGCGTGACCGTCCATGCGTCACACCCCGAGCATGTGTCATCATGAGCTTAGCACGATTTTCTTGCCACATCGCTAGAAACTTTTCGCTAGCTTTTCGTCGTTCTTCAGGCATCCGAAGTCTATTCCGCGACATGACTGATAGAACCTCTCTGATCGACTTCGTATGACGATAGCCAGGCGGTCCCTTGCCTCCATCACACATGTTTGCGCCACCGAAGTAGTCTCGCGTCTTCAGCTTAAAGATGAGCCTGATCTCTTCATCCAGCGCTAGCTGTTCGTCGAGGGTCTCAAGCACGATTTCACGCTTGATTCCATGCTTCGAAGCGATGTCACGCCAAAGATGATTACGTCGCTTGAAGTCATGTGTGCGATTCAATCGTCCCTTTCCGACGTAGAAAGGTTCCTGATCATCTTCTCGACGATCAACATAGACATAGAACTTCACCTCACCGCCCATTAGGGCACCTAATCACACGAACTGCACACCGCTGTTCGTGATGATGAAGTCGACCGCGATGAACTCGATGACTCGAGTTGGCACCACGACGATCCGGCCATTCAGCTTGTTGAGGTCGATGTCGGATTGGGTGTTGTTCGTCTCGTTCATGATGACCTGGAAGGCTTCGATGCCTGCCTGTGCCTGGATCAGGCCCAGCTGCAGGACGGCCTGGGAGACGAACTTGTTCCAGGTCTCGGGCGTGTTCTGTTCGAACTCGAGCCGCAGGGCGATGTTGATGATGATGCGCTTGACCTCGAGCAGCAGTCGCCGGACGTTGACGCGGTCCAGCGCCGATTTCTTGACCTGCAGGGTCTTCTGTCCGAAGATGACGAATCCCTGTCGGGGGAACGTCGCAATCGGGTTGATGCGTGAGTCGTACAGCCGGTCGCGGTCAGCCGAGTTGAGGCGAACTTCGACGTTGGTGACGAAGTCCAGCGCGGCGCGGTTGAAGCCGGCCGGTGCGAACCACGGGTAGCCGACCCTGTCGTTGAAGCCCAAGGCTCCCATCGCTGCGATGGACGCCGGGACCTTGACGCGGCGCTTGTTGGTCGCATCATCGATGAAGACGTCAGGGAAGTACGTTCCCATGTAGTTGTTGTCGATGGCCCGAGTGTCGAGGCCCGTCGCCGTCTGGTTGACGTCCGGCTTGGTCGTCGAGTCGTCGAAGAGCCGGTTCTGCACCTCGTCGTACTTGGCGAGGTCCATGACGTAGTAGGCCAGGCCGTAGGTCTTCACCTGTTGTCCGGCGTAGTCGGTGATGAAGGGCTCACGGATGCCCGGGATCGCCAGCAGGTTGTGGTTGACCTGCAGTGCGTCGGTCATGATGTTGACAGCCGCCACGTAGGAGGCGACGGTCGCGTTCTGCTGGCCAGAGCCGTTCTGGTTGACAGCGAAGCCTGCCGGCACGAAGCCTGCCAGTGCCTCACCGCCTGCGTCGAAGCTCGTTGACCGGTCGTTCATGCGCCGGGCATCGGGGTCGAGGAAGTTGACGCCGTCCCAGCCACCGCCCAAGAAGGTGGTGAACTTGAGGTAGGGCCCGAACCGGTTGAACCCGGCCGCCGTGCCCTTGCCGAGCAGGGTGGCGAAGGTGATGCGGTTCAGCA